CAAAACGCCGATCCTTTGACTTGAGACGGCCACTGTAAGAACCTACCTCCACACGTTGGACATACATATATTTTCTTGTTATTCATAGTACATACCTCCTTTTAAGATATGTACTATTTTACTCCTTTTGTGATATAAGTCAAGTGTTACATTCAACGATCAAAGTCATGTCTTCACCTTAATAATAAGCACTCCCTAAGTCAATCCGCCGCCAGTTCGCATCTGCAATGGTATTGGTAGCCGTGCAATGGTAGAGATAAGAGCCGTCAGCACATAGTTCATTGACCACGCCAACGGTCCCGTCAACTCCACCGTCAAGTTTCCCGCCCGTCACGCTGGAAACCGCTGTGCCGGTCGCTGATTCAGCCAGGGCGATCAGGTTGCCGGATACGCCCTTCACCGCCGCAGTAACAGTCAAGACGCCATCGGTATTGTCCGCTGTGACGTTTGTCACGTCTGCATTGATAGCGGCTTTCGCGTTGGCCGCCTGGGTGGTCGTGTTGTCGCTTGATGTGATTTCAAACGAGCCCACGGCGCCGCGAAGGGTTACGAATTTGAACGCCTGCGTCCCGATGGTCAGGGTTTCAAGGACTTCATCAACCCCGCCGTCGAGCTTGTTGTCGGTGACGCTTGACCACTCGATCCCGGTTGCCGTTTCGACTGCAGCAAGGGCGTTGCCCGCCGTTCCGGGTGCTACTGCGGTTACGGTGATCACCGCGTCAACAGCAACAGCCGTCACGGTCGCAAGGTCCCTGGTGATAGATGTCACGATGTTGGCCGCTTGCACTGCGGGTGTGGCGCTGATTACGATATTCCCCAGCTCGGTCCCGGACTCCTTGAAAGTGAATATCTGCGCCCCTACCGTCATCTGCTCTTCTGCTACCGGCGTGCCGTTGACGGTGATAACCCCCGAGGCATTGACGTTGGCAACATAGGCGAGCGGTTGCCCGGTAAAGGTTACGACGCCGGAAGCTGCAACGGCATTAACGGGGGTTTTCTCGGGAAGAACATATTCCCCCGCTGCTCCGCGCCCGAGAATTGCAAGGGTCTGGGCGAGAGTCTTTTCGGCGAGGGTGAACGGATCGGCCCCGGAGACAAGGAATCTGTTTTCCGCCGTTGGGGTTGGAAGGCCGATGATGGCCTTTGTTTGATCCAAGGTTTTCTTGACCCAGGCAAAAGGGGAGGCTCCGGCAACGATAAAATCGTTTTCTGCCGTCGCTGCTATCAGGTCCGAGAGATAATCAATATTCGTGGCCGGGATGAGATCCCATTTCGTGCCGACTTCGGCATAAGTCCCGGCACTTGTGGAGTCCGTGTTACAGATTGCTATGTCCCCGATTGCCACAGTGGGCCCTGTCCCGCCGATTGAACCCGCCGCCGTGATCTTGTAATAATCCCCCTTGTCTGCAGCCGGGAACGTGGCGAGGGATGAAATCACCCCTTGATATGTCAGGGCATCGTAGGCAGGCACGGAGGCATCAACGTAGGTTTTGACGGCCTTTTGTGTCGGTATCCTGGAGTCGGAATTGGCCGCCAGGGTAGCGTCTGAATCAAGGGCCTGTTCCGCTTGGGTAAATGTGACCGCCCCCGCCGTGCAGATGATATCAAAGCGCTCCACTTGCGTATAAGGTCCGAAGGTCAGGTTTGCCCCGGCTATCGCGGTGATCGATTGAGGATCGCCCCCTCCCGGGGTCCGGCTTAACCGGATGACGCTTCCGGTCGTACCGGCAGCCGCCGTAATCGAAAGGACTTGCCCTGCGGCAAGATTTATTGTTTGAGATTCGTTCGGGTTCATTTCTTCACCTTCTTTTTAGGGGCTGCTTTCTTTATGGGATCAAGGGCCGGTGGATCTACCTGGATTTCTGGCCCGGTATATTCTTCGTCGCCTGGCTTCATCTGGTCCCGCCATTGGGTATAATACCCGTCATGGCATGGAAGATTGCTTTTGATTTTTACGACTGCTCTCATGGGGCCTCCTGTTTAACATAGCGGGGACGGATTATTCAGCCGCCCCCGCTTGATCGTTCTTAGGCTCCACAGAGGATGGCGATATGCTCTTCCTTGACCGCCTTCACTCCCCAGGCGATTGCCACTTCAAACTGTACCTGTCTGTACTGCTTATACATGCTGACTTCGAAGGACAGGCCGCTTCTGGGATCGGTGATGATGGTGCGATCCGCCGCCATATCTCCCTCTTTCGGGAGTGCAGGCATACGGGTTGCCAGGACAATGGCGGACCGGGCGAAAGCCATGGCCCGGCTCCCGATGGGACGGCAGGTGATAGCAGGAGAGGCGGACCCGGCAATGGCGGTACGGAGGCCGGGAGCATTGAGGGTCAGGGCGCTGCCACTGACTGCCGAAATCAGAGTCTTGTTGACGTAATAGTTGGAATCGTTTGCAAAGGAAACGACATCTCCGGCCACGACCGATCCGGTTCCGGTTGCCGCAAGGGTCAGGGCTGTTGCCCCAACCGAATAAGCCGCCGTGTTTACGGTCGCATCCGCTTCCGTCCCAATTTCGGGAGTGAGAATCTGAGCCGATTCACGGATTTGCATCCCGAGAAGATCCAAAAGGACGCCCTGCCGGAGAAGGGTCGTATCGCCGGACGTATTCACGGAATTGAGTTGAGTCAGGCTTCGGAGAGCCGCGCCTGCGGTCGTATCGAGGACACACTGAAGATCGGAGGTAGGAGCGCCGTTGTCCACGAGGATCTTCCTGACATTCGCGGCATCCGCGAGAGTGGCGGAGAAAAGAGTGGTGGCGTTCGGCACGATGGCCCTGGAAGCATTGACATAAAGCCCCGCAAGGTCTGCCTCGATCTCGTTCACGAGGGTTCTCATGGCCTGGGCGAACTGATCCACCATGATCCTGTCTCTTCCCGGACCACCTGCGGAGTTCATCTGCATGGATTCCTCTCCCTGCCACCTGATAGGACACCGCCTTGAGTTTTCGATGGCGAGAGAGACGTTCCCGATGGTCTGTTCCCCGTCATCGGGCGGCGTAACATTCGGGGCGATGGTGGAGGCTGATGCGGCAGGAGCAACGAACGACCTCACGGTTTGCCCGATGGCCGCTCGTTCGAGTCCTGAATCGCGGGTTACGGCAGGGATAAACCCTACCAATTCCCTCGATACAACGTCGAGGGCCAAATAAAGCGTGGGGATGAGGTTCGTGAGGGTACTTGCTGAAGATGTCATTTCCTTGCTCCTTTTTATGTTTTTTTAAATAAAAAAAGGCCGAGAGAATAAGATTGACTCTTAAAGTCCCGGCCTTACCGTTTACCACCGACTCCCCTTAGGAATCGGCCAATCTTTCAAAAGAACAGTTTTAATCGGCGACTAACTGACCGCCTGCCTTCGTAAATTCCATCTTTCCGGTCGCATCGAGGGCATCAAAGGCTGTCCTGGACATCGTCTTTTGCGTCCCCCCGCCGCCTGCACCCCCATGGGCCCCGCCGCCCTGGTTGGCAGGTGCCGCCACGAAATGCTTCCCTTCGTCGGACTTGGCCCATTCTGTAACGAAGTCGCCTAACGGCTTGTCCCCCACTACTGCCATGCGCTTATCACCTTCAGTTTTAAGCGTCACCTGTGAGGAAAGAAGAGCCTTGACCGCCTTGGTCATTTCGGGTTTTATTCCGTTTTTCAGGAGTGCTTCAGAGAGGCCGTTGTCCACGAGGAGCCGGTGAGTGACCTGGGATTCGGATTCATACGCCTTTTTGATCTTGTCGGCCTCCGTGGTTGCCGTCTTTGCCGCTTTCTGGGCTTCCGCAAGCTTAACCTGGGTAGCCGCAAGTTCTTCCTGGAGGGCCGCGTGTTCTGCAGGATCAATGGCAGAGTCTTTTTGCGCCTTCTTCAACTTCCCGAGCAATTCCTTGTTCTTTTCGAGAAGTCCCGCCGTTGCCTCTGCGGTGGCAGCCTCCACCGCTTCCTTGATCGCCTTCTTTGTGTCCGCATCGTTTGGATCAAACGCCATGTTTCTCTCCTTTGGAGTGGGCTTTGCCCGATAGTGATACTAAAAACTAAGTTTTCGGAATTGTCAAGATATTTTTTATCCCGACTATCCTTTCCCCCTAAAAACAATCCTCCATGCCAATTTCACCCTTTGCCAAAAGGGTTGTGTCAGCAAGTCCCTTGCAATTTCGTTCACAAGTTTTCCCCTGGCCCGGCGAATATCCCGGTGGACCTTCTTGACGATCTGGTTCTTTTTGCTCATGCCCTCTCCCTTAGCTGCGCCAGCGTCAACGGCCTGCCGGTCTGCCCGAGCAAGTCCTGAAGCGTGATGGTCCCTTTCCTCCAAAGATCGGCCCGGCCCTTCCCGAGCAAGTCATCCACATAAGCCGCATCATGCCTTTTCAGGAAAGAATCGAAAGAAGTGTCAGCCGGAATCTCTCCGAGGTCCGAAGCCCTCGTTCCCGGGGGCATATCCGGTATGTCTATTCCAAGTTCCCGGTATGTCATGGTGATCGGGACCAGCACGGATCGGCAGTTATGCACAATTATTCCATCAACTAAAAAAGTTTGATCTTCATCAACTTCTATGTTGACAACCCGCCCATTATAAGCTACAGTTTTAATGTCACTAATAATGGAGGTGTTGAAATGATTGATTTCAGAAACAAGATCACGCTCGAAAGATTCATCAAAGAACAACATTTCGTTATGGGGAAATCCCTTCGCGCCATTGAAAGGGATCTCGGAGTTGGTAAAACTGTGATTCAAGGATGGTGTAAACGGCACGGTATTAAAACCAGAACCCAAAGTGAGGCTTCCCGGAAAAACATGACCGAATTGCAAGCCGCCGGGGTTTGTTCCGGGGAAAACCATTGGGCCTATGGTTTGCGGAAAGAAACTCATCCAATGTATGCCGCACACTCTAAGCGCATGAAGGAGCACAACCCTACATCTCTCCCAGGCGCGATTGAACGCATTATGGAAGAGATCAAGGCCCGCCACCTTGAAAATGCCCCACTTGGCGAGGCCCTTTTCTCTGTTTATCTGTCGTCTCTCGGAATTACCCATGAACGCCAATTTATTGAAGGGCGCTCTGTCCGTGATTTTGCATTCCCCTCCGGGAGGGTCATCGTTGAAATTGACGGGCGCGGACATCACTCCCGGAAAGGAGCCGATAGCAGAAAGGATTCTGAAAGCACCGCGCGCGGATGGGTTGTCATCCGTGTTCCTTTTTGCAACAGGAAGCCCAATATTGATTGGCATCGCCTCATTTCTGTGCTCAAGCAGCTCGTCCCCGGCCTTGAGCATATCAGCACGCAGCCATCCTCTCCCCGCAGTCAATACGGGATGCTCATCCGTCACCCTGATAACCCCGCCGGATTTCGTGTTTATGATCCGAATGAACCCGCTTTCGTTGGATTTGCTCATGACCGCCGTAACTGGCTTGAAGCGGTTCCGGTGGGTTAATACGTGATCACCAACCATGACGGCATCGATGGGTTTCGCCCCCCTTGAGGTCGTCACCATCTCCCCATAAGCGACTGCGTTCCAGTGCCTCGGCGTTCCCCCATTGAAGGGGAGGATTGTCCCGTTGATCGGATTTCCTTCAAGATCCCACGAGGCGCCGGAGTAGGAAACGCAGGTCGGGCTGTTGTGGACGATGATCCCCCCGGCCACGTAACTATTATCGCCCTCAATAGACAATGAAATGATCTCCGTTTGTTCTGCCACTATTCGGCCTGTGATGAGCTTTCCAAAGACGCTTTCTGTTTCGCATACCGTGATCTTGTCCTCTCCGCCTGGGCAGCACGATTCTCTGGCGTCCAATATTTCATAGTTTTGACGTGACCGGCTTGCCGTGATTCCTTCGGAACAACAACAGGCTTTCTGTCCATCATTTTTTCCAGATACGCCGGATCTTTCCATCTCTCTTTCATTGATTTCGATCTCGCCTCTTTTCGCTTCGCTACCCACTGTGGGTCGCTTGCCTGGAGTGCCGCCTGTTTTGCATCCCTCGCCAAATTCACCTTCCGACGATATTCCGGGTCCTTCCATTTGGCCTTTGTCGCATCCCGCATGGCCTGTTTTTGTTCCGGCGTTTTGGGCCGCTTGTTCGCAGCCGCTATATTCTCTCTCCATGCCGAATTTGTTCTTTTCTTCAAACACTCCTGCCCTTGTTTTGTCGCATAAAACTTTTTGTTCGCTACCGATACTTTCGGCCCTGCTTTTACCGCAGAGGCTTTTATCTTCTCCCGAAAAGACGAATCTTCCGCATAGCGTTGCTTCCATCTCTGCCCTGATTCCTTCCGGGATTCTTCCGATCTTCCCACGGTCCCCTCCCCGCCGTCCGTCATGTTGTAGCCGTTCGGGGCCTTCGTTTTCATGGTCTTGATGAAGTGTTTTTCTAGCATGAACGCTGCCGCATGATCCGCCGTTTCCGCAAGGATTGTCATTTTCGGCTCTCCATACTTTCTCCATGCATTGTTCAGTGCATATTCCGCTCCCATATCCGAACGTGATTGGTGTTGGCGAATCCGATGTTGAGGTTTTCCCGTAACGCCTACATAGCACTTCCCGCTGGTGAAGGTCAGGCAATAAACAAATACTTTCGATTTCTCTCCATCCTGCCCTTGTAAGGATTTTATGCCCATG